CTCTTCATTATGTAAAAGATTTCTAAGAATTAGAAATTCAACATTATCCATGAGGAACATCAAAAACAAAAGTTACCCTAGTGACATCACCAAGATTCACAGTACCATGCGGTATCTTATTATTAAACCACAAAAGTGTTCCAGGGTCAACTGTAATTCTTTCATTCCCAACAATATATTCATATTGACCTTTTATTGATAAATGATATCTATCCTTATCTTGATAGTATGTTCCCTTATCAATATGTGCTCCTACAATATCACCAACAGGTAATGCAAGAAAACCACAACGATAGATCTTAGGAAATATTCTACTAAGATACTTAATCACTTCAGTATGATGTTCATATGCAGGAGTCTTAATACAAATCTCAGTATTACCAACATCCTCTCCAGGTTTGGTAATACCACCCATCACCAATTGAAGAACATCAACTGATGTAATATATTCATGAGGATCTTTAATCTCAGTATTATCAATACCTTTTTGTGATCCCCAGTCTAATGGATTCTTATCTAATTGATCTGCTATCTTTGATACATCTATTCCAGTTTTTAAAACCTTGATGTTTTTCATGATCCATAACTAAATTCTTTTTGTGCTATTTCATCTAATGCTTGCATTACATCTGGAGTAAAATATGTTTCTGGGTCAGCAAGTATCTGTTTAGCATATATCTTCTTACCATTCATTTCATAACGACCAGCAACATTCTTCCACAGACCTCCAAGTTCTCCTAGTTCTAGAAGACCATAGTATCTGTCAAGACCACGATCATCATAGAATAGACGTATCTCAACTTGTTTATTCTCTTTACTTAAACGTGATTTATGCGTCTTAGCTTTGATAATGTTTCCGATGACTTCTTTTCCATCTTTCTCCTTTTTCTTTCCGAGATATATGATCGTACTCGCTGCGTACTTGAGGCCTGAACCTCCTCCCATTTCTTTAGTTGGAACATAAGCTCCGATGACATCATACGTGTGATTCGTGACAATGAGTGGAACATTCGCTTGGCCGAGTTTGAGAGTTAACATTCTGAATGCACCTTTCACCAATTGAGATTTAGTCATATCACGAACTTGCTTATCGTCAAGTGCGTCTCTAATCTCTTTTTCTGTGGAGAGCATTCCCAAAGAGTCTAACACAAACATGCACGGTTTGCGATCCTCTGTGTTGGTCTTTAAATATATATCCACGGCTCTAAGTGCCTTCGATCTAAACTCTTCAATTGTTACAACATTTACTACAACAACTCTATTTAAATCAAGGCCACGGGATTCAAGTAATCCTTTATTAACAGCAGCTTCAGTATCGAAATAGAGACAGTAACCGTCAGGATTACTATCCAAAAAGTTCTTGACAACTGCGAGGGAAAAGAAAGTTTTGCCAGTACTAGACTCACCAGCGATGGCAGTAATCTTATTGCTAGATACGCCACCATAAATGGAACCGCTAACCAATCCATTAAAGATGTACGAACCTGTGTCGATGTATCGTTCTTCTCCGTCGATGTCTTTTGCGAGTTGGGTGAAGTCATCTCCTATCTCTTTTACAATCTCTTTAAGAAAATCCATATCAAATACCTAATAATTTACGTTGTCTTTCAAAGTAACTTTTTAAAATCCAAGAACTACTATTCATTTTATTATCACCACCAACACCCCATACAAATTTAACACGAGAGTTATCACCAAATCTTGCAAATTCAGGAGTATTTTCTTGACCCCTATCACCACCATTACAGAAGATAACTTTCTCTGCAATATCTAAGCACTTTTCAATAGCACCACATGCAGAACCAATTTCATCATCATCCCAAGAAATAACAGCATCTACCATTTCTAGATGCCTCAATATCTCAGCACGTTCAACCCAAGATAAAAAGTATTGACCTTTCTTATGAGTTAACCATTCATTGGTATTAAGACCAACTACAAGGTAATCAGAAAGGTCTTTTGCTCTTTTAAAGTATGATATATGACCACTATGAAGTGGATCAAATCCACCAGTAACAAGACTCACTTTTTCAAAAAACATTAGATAACCATCCCATGAGATTCACGTAAAATTTTCTTATATGGGCCACCTGGATTCTCTTCTCTGGTCTCTTTGACTAACTTGAGTTTCTGATACAATGCAGTATCCCCACCTAGAGTTAATGCTCTAACTATAGTGGAAAGTTCTTTATCGTTGATAGGTAAGTCCATTTAAGTAAAAAAGGATTCGAGGTTTACAGTTTTTTCAACGTTCCACCCAATAGCATCTAAGATTGCTTTAAGTGGTTCCAAGAAGGCTTTGTTAAATTGTAGTTCATAATCTATATACTTGTCAAGTCCTATTTCCATAGGAAAATCCTGAATGAAAGAAATAATATTCTCATGAATAATATTTGGTTTCTTCAGATAACAGAACTTAATTTTCTCGCCATTTTGGATCAAAGAATACTTATTATCCAACTTATGTTGCTTCACATAATGGTTGTATAATAATGCACCCCGTATATGTATAGGAGTTCCTTTTGCATATATTGTAGCATGTGCTTTATACTTTTCAACATTAGATGCAGAACGTGGAAATGATATATCTTCTGGTGGAAGTTTCTTAAATTCTTTACGAGAATTCTCAATAAAATTAATTACATCATCTTCAGTTCCACTCATCATAAGTTGAAGAGCATCTTTAATCATCTTACGACAAGGTGCAGGTGTTGAGGATTTAACTGCCTCAATACCCATCATCTTCAACTTAGGTTCTTCATACCTAACTCCTTCACTATCCCACACATTTAAAATATATCTTTTCTTAGCAGTCCATATACCACGATCAGCAATGTTCTCTCTCTTCATAAACATCTTCTGATCATAGGCATTTACATAGGATGCCAACGCTTCATAAGAACTTTCAATAAAAGGCTCAAATTCCATTTCACAGATCTTGTTAAGGAACGTGACAATGCCCTCATTAGTTTTCTCTCTTC